GCATAGATTCTTCGGAGACTTTTTCAGTCATTTTATCGTAGATCTGCGGATCCCAATCGGCCAGTACATCGGCCATACGTATGATTAACAGTGTGCTGGATACTAGGTCGTCATGCTCACCGCTTTTGGCCTTGAAACCCAATCCAGTGGCTACAAAAGTCTTGAGTTCTGAAATCAAGGGTTTTGATTTAAGGCTCATTTTATTAGTTTCAATGAGATTTTTCAGTTGGCTGCAGGCAGTGATCTTTGAACGGTGCGTGGTGTTGAATCCTTTTCGGAACTTGCGTATGTGTCCTTTGCGTATGGGTTCTGAGAGAAACAGGCCGTAGAAGTTTTCTTCGCCTATGTCGTTGATCACTATCAGCGCAGCTTCACCGAGGCTGTTGTTTTCCACTGAATAATAGATCTGTGGTACACCGCCCTGTTCTTCTCCACGATCGTGTATGTATCTCAGTATTTCTCGCATGTGTTTGACCTGCTGCTGCACTGGAGTTTGGTTGTGATGCCATTCTGCTACCTGGGTCATTGTAGGCATTTCATAGACCTGTATGGCACCATAGTCTCCGCCTGTGCCTAGGCTGGGATCTAGAGCCACTAGATAGGTGGCCTTGGGATCTATGTCTTTGTACCAGCGTGTTTGTCCCATGGTCATTGTGGGATCTGAGCCTGCTAACTCGACCAGTTTCACAGAGTTGATCAGCGTTTCATCAAAGATCAAGAATTCACATTCAAACTCACGACGAAAACGTTCTTCACCAATTTTAGATCTTTCCACGTTGGCCCATGCGTCATCTCGATCTGGATGCTCTGACCAATGAGCTGTGTATGAAGCAAATCCGTTCTGTCCTACTTCGGCTTCGTTGCCAAATTCGTCAAAACGCTTGTTGGCCTCGGCCCATATCAACGCAAACTGATCTTCGTCTGAGTTTGGTGTGGATGTGATTATACACTTACCACCAGTGGCCAGTGTAGGGCTCAACGCAGTCCAGAATTCTTTGGCCTTTTCGGGAGGTTGCACGAACGCAAACTCATCGCAGTAGATCAATGAAAGAGATTTACCACGACCAGTGTTTTCTGTTGTAGTTGTGGCCTGTATCCTAGCACCGTTGTCATATTCAATGGTGTTTCTGTTGTATGAATAAACTCCTGCACGAATAAAGTCTGGAAGATTTTCATAACCAAATCTATATCTGTCCATGATGTCTTTGGCACCTTCATACTTGTGGGCAGCTATCAACACCTGACAGTCAGGTATGAACATGGTGTACCAAAGCAGATAACCAGTAGCACAGGTGGTCTTGCCCATCTGGCGAGGCAGCATGGCTATACACTGCCTATTAGTGTGTATGCTTTTTATCAATCTTTCTTGATATTCGTAGGGTTCAAAATTGATAGCGCCACGAGTTGGATGCTGTATCTTTAAAAAGTTAGTGCAGAAATACAAAGGTCCTGTGACAGGATCCAAGCAGGCTTCAAGATGCTTGACCTCATCCATTGTGTATTTGGTCTGAGCATGAGCCTTTTTAATCAGTACGCCGTCTAGTGATTTTCCCATATGTTTATTTACTGAAAAAAATAGGCTCCGTAGAGCCTATTTGGGTGTGTGCTGGATTTATGTAGTTGGCAGAGTGGTACCGTCAATATTAGTAACAGTGACATCTGTGTGAGCTGCTTTTGGTGTGATTGGTGCTTTCACCGTGAGAACTTCTTGATTCTCAATGGCATTAGTGCCATCAAATACACGATAACTTCTTTTGAATATATCCGTGCTGGCCACTGCTGTGCTGACATCGGTCACGTAGTCCTGATAGCCTTTGGTAATGCCTCTTACCACAAGCTCCTCTATGGCTAATGCAGTAGTTGAACAGGTAGTTGCCGAAGCCAGTGTTTCGTGATCTGAATTCTTAGCCACACCACCGCTAACTCTGCCTTCGGCGATCAGGAAGTTTTGTACGTTGCCCAACACAAAGGCATCTCTGTCATACTGCACGGTAAAGGTAAGTGTAGTAGTGGTGTCGTCTGCATTGTCTAACACGCTTGGACCTGTAGCTTCTAGTTCTTCTATGTCTAAGATCCTAAAATCGCCACCTCGGCCTAGATTTTCTAAAATTCCTTGCCAGCGTAGATTGCCTCTGGCTCTGCGTCGGCCAATTGCTGTGGTAGTGACCTGTGTGGCGAACGCACTGTTGTCTCTGGTTTCAACGCCACCTGCATCTTCATTAGCTGCTGTGGTTGAATAACCTGTGAGATCAACTACCACACGATATAACCCCGGTGTAAGTTGATCTGTGTTTTGTTGGAATCCTGATGCCATTATTTCGCTCCTTTAGCTTCTGCCAAACGTTGCATGAGTTCTGCACGTATGCCGGCACGTAGTTGTTCTTTGCTTTCATATGCTCCAGCTGCCATAGGATTGTCACCGCGATATGGTTTGCCGCTGAAGCTTTTCTTTGGTCTGTTTAGATCGTTGCCTTTGTTCATCACATCGGCGATAGTCTTGTAGCCGGGTTCGGAATCGTCTACACTGTTGCCGAACGCTTCATCTTTTTCTTTTTTCTCTGCGTCATGATCGTCCATGTCATGATCGCCGTCGTCATCACGGTCTAGAGTTTTGATCAATGGTTTTTCATCAGCGTGATCTTTTTCATGTGCATCTAGATCTCCGCTGTCATCATAGTCACTGTCCATTTCACCGCCTGGCATATCATCGTTGTCTGCGTCTAGATCTGGCAGCATTTTTAAAGGACCTCGGTCTAGGTCTCCAAGACCGCCCATTGGAGGCATGCCTGCTGGTTTGTCCATAGGCTCAATACTGATACTCGGTGGCATCATCGGTTTATCCATGCTTGGATTCACTTTCGTCACTAATTTCATCAATGACTCGATGTTGTCCATGCCTTGGGCATTTAGATTGATGCTCATTGTAGGTGGTGGTGTGTCTGGTTTTGGCGGAGTCATGCTCATGGGCGGAGACATAGGCGGTGCCATTGGCGAATCCATGCCGCAACCTCCCTCATTTGTGGGTTGATCCAGTTCACGCATGCGTGCCATTAATTGATTGAAATCCATGTATTAACTCCCTAAGGCGCTTCGAGCACCTGCTTTATCTTGTTTGCCCTTGGGCAGTTTATATTCTACGTTGATGCCATCCTTCTTGCGATCTTTGGCAGCTTTGTTTAAATCTTTTAAGAAACTCTTATTGAAATCATCACCAAAATAGTCTTTGTGTTTGATTTTACCTGTGCCTTTTTCCATATCCTGTTCATCTAACAGTGCATCTCCTGTAGGCTCGTTATCCATGATCAGTTGATCTATTTCTGTTGGTTCACCGCTGCCGCGTACACGAACACAGTCTTCGTTAACACCAGTCCCTTTGATCATATCTGCGATTTCCGGAGGAGTTACTGGGTATTCTGTAATCACTTCGAATACCGTGACTTCCATGTTGGACTTGTCCGGAAAATCTAACGGAAACTTTTGTATAGGGGTTGTGCTCAGCTTTTCAAAGGTCACTACCTTGCAGCGTTCTAGTTTGGTCTTGAGACTTTCCTGAAAATTCTCAGGAATTTCGCCAGCAACTTTGACCTTGAAGCTGTAGATTTTTTTGTTTTCAGTGAGATATTCTTTAAAAGTTTTCATACTTGTATTTATGCTTTTCCGCTTAATTTTTTCAGCAGCTCGTTGCGGTCTGTGATCACATAGGCAGCACCGTTTATGACACCGTCTTGTTCATTGCCTGCGTCATTGTCTATTTTCAGCTTCTTTAGTTGTAGATCTACGCTCTTGAGTTTTTTATCTATCTTATTGGTTTTAGCAGTGATAGCGTTGCCCATCATGCTGGCAGCTACTTCAAAGATACGCCCTGCATATCTAACTTCTACGTTCATACCAAGATCCATTAGATCATCATATGCAGCTTCTGCTTTTTTAGCCAGCTCGTCTAGTTCTCTATCATCTAACTCATCGAGCTCTTTGATCTGCGGCAGTCCTCTAGTGATTTCGGCCACTCTGCGATAGCTGTCATCCAGGCTCTGTACCTGTTCATGTGTAGGTGCTTCAACTGGCGTTGCTGCCGTGTGTTCTGTGGTTTCTAGATTTAACAATTCTTCAAGTCTTTTGGTCATATCATACTTATCTTCGTTTTGTGCCTTGATGGAAAATGTCTGTTTCGTTTATCACCCTAAATTTTATGTTCTGCTGTTTGCACCAAGCGTTAGCAGCTTCCCATTTGGCCATGTTTTTCACATACTGCTGTTGATTATATTGGCTTCTGCCCACAGCTTCTCTAAATGTGTGATTAGAAGGTTTAACTTCTACAACTTCTGCGTGTTTAGCACCATTCTTATCTTGATACACGATAAAAAAATCTGGCACATATATGGTACTGCGACCAGTCAGGGGATCTCTATAGGGTATCTTGATGCTTTCTGAGGCCCAATTCTGTACGCCTGGGTGTTCATCCAACATCCGCATGAACACGAATTCCCATGAGCTGCGAGCCAACGGAGTTTTTAATCCCACGTACTTGGCAGGATTTTTCATTTCAAATCTACCCTGTGCGAATTTGCCCATTATGCAGCTATGTTTCTGATCTGGGCAGGTTTGACATCTGCGGTTCTAAACCCCAGAAGGCTGGTTGGCACACGATTATTGTTCAGTATCTCTCCAACTAATTGGCTGAGTTTGTTTTTGTTCGTCCCGGTAAGCGTATCTAAGATCTGTGAGATAGGAGTAGCATCAATCTTAGCCTGGCGCAGCAGTGTCATAGCCACAGTGGCAGCTGCATCTGAGTCAAAACCTGCGGCAGTGAAAAAGCTCACAGCGGCTGTGACGTCGTTGGCTGCGAACTCCAGCGCAGCTTCACCGTAGGTGTCAAAATACAGCTTGGTACCTGCGGCACTGTCTTGGATTTCAAATGAGGGTAGATTGGTAGCCATGTTATGCTTGATTTCCTGGTGCTGGGGGGAAGTCTCCTACCAACGGTCGTTGAGTAGCTGTGGTAGATGGCGTCGGTGTCGCACTCTTTGGAAATGCCGCACCTATAACTCCACCTACTGTAGATATAGCTGATGAGATATTTCCTGGATCGCTGAGTATATTGATGGCTTCTGATTTCAACTGTGCCGGTGTTAGAGATTTAAAATTCTTGTAGGTGTTTATTGATGCAATGGCAGTGCTGAGAAACCCTCCTTTGCTGTCGAACGCAGCACCGGAGCCGATATTTCCGAATATCTGCTCTAGCCCGTCTAGGACACCGCCTTCGCCGGTTAGTGTAGCAACGCCGCCACCTGCCACTGATATAGGGCTTGGCATAGAATCATAGTGAAGTGTAGCGAATCCTTTGGGATTATTAAATGATACCTGTCCCGCTGAATATTTAACTGATTCATATTCCAAAGTCATGGTACTTTCTGCAAATTCACTAGCTGCATAATCCATGTTACCGTGATTCCATGATTTGATTCTTGGATTAATCAAAGTGTATCCTAAAAATCTTCTGCGTGCCATGGTATAAATGCTAACTGATTTAAAAAATCCAGCAGTGACATCGTTGTCCATACCGTATCGGAAATTGTCTTTAGGAGTATCAGCCGCACGATATTTGGTTTCAGAATAGGCCGATTCTGGCAATTGTCTATCAGCAATATAATATCCATAATATACAGCCCACATCGCATTGATAACTCCCGTAGCATCATCGTGCATGGTTATGGACACAGGGTCGTAATTGAAATTCTTATAGACTAATTTTTTTCTATTATACTGATTTTTTACCACACTATCAAAATTATACTTAGGTAGTTCTACTGTTTTGACTAGCAGGCCAATTTCTTCATGATGTTTTTGTGTAAATGCAGGAACACGCATCACACTTTTGTCTAGATCAAATCTCACATAGTAGTTGAACTTGGTGCGAGGAGCCAGCCGCATGTTGCCATCTATGAACAACTTGGTGGCATGGCGCCAGTTTGCGCTCTGACCTTTAGGAGTTAATAAACCTTCGCCGACACCAGTGAGAAATCTTGTAAAATAGTTTGCCATACAAATATTTATGTCACAAAAAAAGCTCGAATAATCGAGCTTTTCTTGATTATAGGTTCAATTAACCCTGTGTAGTTGATGCACCAGTTACGGCTGCACCAAGAGAGCGTCCTACTGCTGCACCAATACCACCAATCGGGCTAGTAGATGCTGCGCCTGCTGCGAACTGAACCAAATTATCGTAGGCGAGCGTCAATGCCACCGTCATATGTTCATTGGTAGAATAGTTGGCATCACCGTAGTCTGCGTTCTGAACAAAGCATCCATATAGTTCGAATGTTTCTAGAGTTGAAGGAACCAAAGCGCCGTTACCACCGTCTAAGACTTCAATGCGTGTGGTAAATTTATAGTCGATACCTGAACGAGCAGATGCCTGTTCCATGAAATCGTATTGTTTCTGGATCTGTTGTCCCACAAGTTTTTGCACTTGACCGCTGGCATCATCACGTAAGGTCAATGTAATATTTTCCAGGGTATATCTTCCGGCCAGTTTGACTTTGGAATTATAGATGTCTAAGGTCATTTCTTCAAATGACACCTTGGGTCTAGTCACGTCCTGTACCTGCTTGGTAAGTTCTGTGGCAGCGGCAACTCCAAAACCCAACAATGTAACCCTAAAGCGATATTTTAATTTAGGCATCAACAGCACTTGTGTGCTGCCAGCTGCGTTAGTTGTTGGAATACCTAAATTATTCAGTGATGTAATTGCCATTTTTAAATTTCTCCTGTGTTCTTGACACGTAACGGAATGTAAATGAACTCAATCGCCTTCACGGGTTCAATTGCAATATCAACATACAGTTCGTTGCGATCTATCCTTGCAGGTGTGTTGTTGCTTTCGTCACAGACAACCGCAAAGTCGTAGAGTGCTCTTAGTCCTACTAGTTCTAACAATAGACTATCTACAGCTTGTTTGATTTCATCACGTGTGATTTTATCATTGGGTTCAAAGATATACGGACGAGCTAGCTTGTTCAACTGGCTGCGTAGATATACCACTAAACGTGCTACATTGATACGATCCAATGCTGAAGCGTTTCTTGCGCGAGTCTTTTGTCCGTGTGCTACTAATCCTATTCCGTTGAAGAATGGAATTGGATTGATCTTAAGATCATACAATGTATCACGCTGTCCTTCGTTTAGAGCTACAGTTTGGAATTCACCTGTGGCAGCGTCAATATAACCCACTGCTGTTGCATTAGTAATACCACCTCGACGTGTTCCTGCTGGTGCAAACCATGGGAAGCTGACGTTGTCACTGAGTGTGATGGTCTTCAGCATCATGTGGCTAGCTGGAACCACTGCAGGCGAACCGCTGAGATCAGTGGTGAATCCGTTTGGATAATAAACCGCCAAATACTCATCATATGTAACAACACCATCGTCACCGTTGTCTGTGACTAGGTTAGCATTAGTACCCCATGTGGTTAAACTTGTGGCATCTGAAGGTAGTCTCAACGGTGTGTCGCCAACCACGAACGCTGTAACACCGCGATCGATGTTTAGATTCACTAGATTGCTCAACAGTTCTGGATAACCAGGAGCAGCTATGATGTTGAAATTGCGGCGTTCTTCGTCACGGATCTCTTGACTGGTATCAACTACACTCTTCAAGGCCTGTGTTACAACCTTGCGCTGTGCTTTGCGACCAAATGATCCTGAACCATCTTCATTGTTGCCTGAAGCTGTGGTCCAACGGTCTGTGGCATAGGTTTCCATGCTTTCACCGCTGCCGCTGACAAATGCTGAACCTGCTAGTGTAGCTGCACTGGTTCTTGGATTATCAGCGGTAGTATCAATGTAGCTGTTTTGATACTGTTTGACGTTACCTCCGCTGCGGCGTAGGTTCCATAACAGCATACCCTTAGGATATAGTGCAGGATCCGGAGCGTCTGGATCTAAGAAGTTGTTGGTAATTAGGTCTTCTATGGTGCTGGCCACTGTTGAAGTACCTGCGG